TAAAACCTTGTAATTGAGATTTAGAAAAAGCTCTAGTTCTTTTTTTCATTATATCAGATCCAACGCCCATATTTTTAATTTCATATCCATTTTCATTTAGAAACCTGTAATATTCATCTTTATTTGAAGATGGCTTTTCAATCCTATAATCTTTAGTTATTTTTAATTCAATTAAGATATCTTCCGTAAAATTTATAGAAGTCAGTTTATAATAAGCAGAAATTAAAATTAAAGGCTGTCGTAAGTCTAATATTTTTTGTACAGTCAATTCTTTCTTTTTTCCAAATCTCAATTTTGATTTTCGTGTCAATATTCTTAGTGTTGGTATCATAATTATTTTTGTATTTATTTAATTCTTGTGTTATACTATACAGTTAACAACAATTATATTGGTACAAACATCACATTTAACTTATATAACTATTAATATGTTACGTATTAACCTATATAATGGTACTTAATTAACAATATAACAGTGGTTAACAACTCATATAATTAATGCTTAAAGCTTGTATTTATTTGCAATTCGCGAATCACGAATATTGCGTATCTCGATATGCGATATTCGTTTATAAACGCACTAACCATATAGCCACACGTTGAGAATTAATAGTTGTTGACTTTTTGTGTTTACGATACCTTTTTCCCGATGTCGGGAATATGGTCTTATCTACTATTATCATTCATTTTTTCAACTTCTAACACCAACTATTGCGTATAATCAATTGCTTCTTCTTGCATTTCTAAGAGCTTATGTAAACAAGTTAGGGCAAATACTTTGTGTATTCCTCCTTCAATTATCTCTTCTCTATTAACATCTTCTACTAATTGTACTAAATCTATTTTTTTCATCTGTATTTTGTTTTAATATTAGGTACAAATTGTACCCTAGTTCGTTTTAATCTTATTTAGCCTTGATTTCCTTAATTAACTTTTTTAAAGCTGTATATTGACCCCAAGTCATTTCAAAACTCGCTTGTGTTGTACTATTAATGTTCACATCAAATCCTTCTCCATTATACCATTCTGTAATTTCTATGTAATCGTGTTCTTTTGCCATTGTGCAAAATTGTTCTAATTCTGCAAATACAGCGTTTCTACTATAACTATCTATTTTTTTCATTTTTATATAATTTTTTTGTAAATATTTTTATTTACTTTTTACAATAAAAGTAAACAAAGTTGTTTACTTTACAACTCAACTAGTAACTCAACAGCTTCTTTAATTCTGCTTATTAAGAAAGTTTTATCTTTGGTCGGTACTTCAAACTCAAACCTATTTATATTTTTCATTTTACTATCGTTTGGCAAATATGGCAAAGTTTCAATATCATCATTTTGCAAAAACCAATAATCCGCTGGGTTTAAATTATTACCCTCTAAAATATTTGTTTGTTCTACTTGCTCTATAATATCAATCAATTCATCTTTGTAAGGCATAAAAACAATAATTTCAGCCCTATCAACTTCACATAAAATAGCGTTACTTAAAACTTGCCAATAAATACTAGGGAATTCCTCTTTTAATAATTCCACATCTTTTTTTAATAAACATAAAGATAGTTTAGCAAAATTCTTTGGATAAAAACATTTATTTTCAGCTACTCTAACTCCTGGCTCAATTAAATCTGGAGTACCTGAAAAATGTTTAATTTTGTCGTGAATTATAGTTAGCTTATGTGCCATTTTATAGTTCAATCCTAATTCTTTCTTTTGAAATAATATAATCTCAAATAATTGTCCCCATTTTAAAGGCTTAGTATTTACTTCAACATCTAAAGACCTTCCTAATGCTATTTCTAATTTAACATCTTCAATATAAGTGTAAAATGCTTTTGTTGGTTCTCCATTTTTTAACGAACCACATAATCTACTAATTTGTGATGATGTGAAAAATCCAACTCTTTTTTCTTGTTCCATTTTATTTAAGTTTTTTAAGTTCTTTTTGGTATGCTAAATGTGCTTCTAGTTCTGTTTTAAATGTTCCTAAATGCTTATATTTTTTATTTATAGATATATCAGACCTCCAAGTATTTCTTGATTTGTCAAAATAAGCACCTATTAGTGTTCCATATTTTTTCTTACTGTCTTTAGATAAGTTTTCTCTAGCAGTTACTAATTGTAGATTCTCAACTCTGTTATCAGTTTTTACGTTATTTATATGGTCAACTATTAGCCCTTTAAATCTGTTTGGTGTATGGTTTAAAAACGCCATAGCTACTAATTGGTGTACTCTGTATAATTTTTTAACTCCATTTTTATGAGCAAAAACACAATAATAACCGTTAGTACTTAAAGTTTGTTTTATTATTCTACCTTTTAGATTGTGCCAAACTTTGCCATTCCAAGCTTTCCTATCTAAACTTTTAATATTACCTAAATTAGAAGCTTTATAAAAACCCTCATAACCAAGTACATCTTTCCAAATTTCGTTTTGCATTTTGTGTGTATTTTAATTATGTGTTAAAAAAGTAATTGGGCAACAGTTAACACTTCTGCTTTCGAGTAGGTAATTAATCAACTCTAGCCCAACACAATATACAAAATGTTAACCAAAAAACCTATTAGCTAAACCTTTTAATTATTTTAAAATAAGAAAGTGTTTCTTTATTATCTAAAATTCTTTGCACACCTTCTATTTCTTTTTCTGTTAATTTTTTGTTAGTATCTAGTATTTTTTGTATTTCTTTTTCTTGGGCTTCAACACTAAATTCTGTTGTAACTTCTTGTAAATATCTTTGGTCATCAAATTTACCTAAAAATATATCCGCATTAAATCCTAATTTTGAAAGTGCTTTAGTTAGTGCATCAGTTTCTAATTTCTTAGCATAATTATCATCTATTTTACTATGCTTATTGTCTGTAAAAATCTTAATAGAGTTAGTTATTTCAAACTCTCCATTAGGGAAAAAGAAAGTTGCTTTAAAACCTACCAACCCTAAAATACTATCAATAATAGTAACTTCTTTAGTTGTCCAATCTTGCACACTTAATTTTATAGGTGTGTTTGTAATAGAATAATCTAATTCTATATTTCTGAAGCCCCAATTTTCGCCATAAGATCCAAATTGTTCAGTAGCATTTAGTATTTGAAATTGTGGTGAAATTGCAGTTATACTATTACCACCAACTTTTGCTTTTTTTGTGTATTTTGGATTAGTTTTTTCAACCTTTTTCCATAATTCTAAATTTTCTTTGCTCATAATTATAATTTTGTTATCTGGTTTAATTCTTCTACAATCAATTTAAAATGCTCGTCAAATTCATTCCGTGAGCATCCTTTCATATTTTCGTAACTTTCGTTGGCAGAACCATTAAAATCTATATGCCAATTACTATCATTTTTTCTGATATGCAAGTTATTTTCTTCATCAATAATTTTGACAAAGAAGTCCATTGTTTCTAATTTTAAATATCTAGGATACTCCATTTTCAAGGTTTTTTAATCGTTGTTTTTCAATTGTTCTTAGTTTACTTCGCTTTTTTGCGTTGTTGTTCTTTTCGGTGAATCCAACTGTATATTCTCTCCAACCCGTATGAGAATTTATTTTCAAATCCCAAAATTGCAGTTTCTTTATTCCCATTTCATTGAGTTTATTTTATTTCCAAAATCTGTTAAAACTTTAGCAGTGTGATTATGTTGTAAAGCCTTATCAAAATCTTTTTTATCGTAGGCTATTCTCCATTGTTTGCTTTGCTCGTTTATTTCGTCAAATATCAAATTTATTATTTTTTGTTTTTCCATTGGTTTGTTTTTAGTGTAAAAAGTTATGTAATTCTTGATGAACAAAATCACCGTCATCATTCATTTGATCCAACTGTTCGTCTGTTGCTTCTTTACCATCGTAATCTGCTGATTCTATGTAAGCATCACAGCATCTTGGATAATCTTCTAAACTAATTCCGCCAAATGTTAAATTGGTAATCAATTTTAAGTTTAATTTTTTCATTATTTATTGTTTTTTAGGTTATTATTAGTGTGTTCAAGTCTATTCTTAGTAAGTATATATAATAGCATTAACTAAAATACACTTAAAAAAGGTTAAAGACTTTTA